GTAGTCCATCTTGATGGTCTGGAGGCGTTCGGTAGATACTCCCTTGCGCCCCTTACCAATGCGGTACGCAAGACCTTCGATGACGGCAGGAATGTATCTGTTCATCAGGTCTAGGTCCTGAGCACTACGCGTAACTGTATCTGGCTGGGTAATGCCAAAGTACACAAGTCTACGTGGCGTTGTGTCGTTCTGAGGCCAGATTTTGATCTTGACCTGATGAATACTTACCTCGGTAGTAAACGACGTTGGACGAGAAGACTTTTGTTTGTCATTGATCTGGTGGAACTCAAGGAACGACATACGAGCCATCGGGATGTCCTGATAACCGCCTCCATATTCAGTCGAACTAACACCTACCGAAACTACGTTGGAAGTGCGAACTAGCGCATCAAGAACACCGATAACACCGAGTGGTGTGTTTATACTCCCTTGAGAGGTGGTAATAGCTTGTGTGTATTCTTTGATGGTGCCGAGAGGAGCATCCTTGTTGATCAATTCCAGCATAAGTAGATTAAGCTCCTCGCGGGCTGCTGACTGCTCTTCTGCGTTGGTCCATTCACCACCGACACGCCTGATTGCTGATCGAAGGATGTTATCGACCGGGAAGTTGAATACTTTGGTTCCGCTGGTTGCCATGGTGTGTTACGTGCTCTCTCGTGCAAGGAATGCGGTAGATTCTCGTTTTGGATAATACCTGAAGCTACGTACGTGGCCGTTGCATTGACTTGTTCCACTAAACTCGCAACCAATACCTAGCGTTGTAATACCAGTAGGTAGCGTGACTGTTGTGTCAGGAGCAGTAACACCGCCGTTAATATACAAATCAGTGTCATTTATGGCGTAAAATCCCGCAGCTTTGAAGTTAGCAAAGTTTGTCAGTGTCGCACCCATGGAAGTTTGGTTGGCTGAGGCCGCTTCAATGCGCAATTGTAAAAGATCAGAAGAACCGGGACGAACAAACGGTATTGTGTCTGAAACTGAGCCGTTGCTAAACGCACAGAATACCTGACGCCCAGCCTGCCCACCGCTATTCCTACCTTGCAAAACAAGAGTACCTTGTGACGCATTAAATTCTGCACCAAGTGTACGAACACAAGAGTCTCCTGCTCTTGTTACTGCCACACCTGCTGTCGGGATGCGACTCGTTGGGAAAGCCCCCAGTTCAATCTGGATGTACTCCATGTTGATGCCACTTGCACCATCGCCCAAGTAGGTGTAGCCTCCGGGCACAGACAAGCTGGTAGCGGGACCTCCTACGAAGTTAAGTACAGTAGAGGCAGCGTTGAGGATACCAGAAACCCAGATCAAGAACTTGCCGTTACCAAACGGAATAATACCTCGTTGGTTGATTGTACTTGTACCTGCGAGAATCTGCGCTGAAGTCAGGTTTACAAAGTCAAAAATAGCACCAAACTGATCTGTGTTGGTACCGTACATATAAGCAAACTGTCGTCCTTGTGGGGTGACAATAGCACTGAGGCAATACGTTGTATTGGCCGTAATAGTCACACCTGCAATAATGCCATGAATTGCACTGGCGGAGTCTTCGACTATTCGAATGTTTCGACTAGTTCCGTCAATTGAAGTTGACGAACTAATGGTGATATTAGAGGGTGTCCACGTACCCGCAGACAAATTAGCGTTGTTCAACACTACGTTTTGCTTGGACGCTTCCATGAGAAGCCCTAGGCAGTTACCTGTACTTGTAGTGTACGCGGTTGCGGTTGTGGTCGGCGTGTAGACACCAGCAGAACCCGCTGGTTCAATCTGAGCACCCCAAAGATAAAGAGAAACTTGTGACAACCCGTCAAATGAAGCGTCGTTATCTTGTTCGCCAATGTAAAATCTAGTTGCCGCCGTTACTGACGCCGTTGCAGTTGCGGTCATCGTGCAGCGATACCAGCCATTTGGAAAGGCAGTAATGGTCGTTGTGGCTGTTCCTGTTATTGTACCTGCCGTCCCCTCTGCCAAATTAAAACTAGCTGTTGGCACAGAGGAGAAGCCAGCAGTACCAAGTTGCATAACCAGCCACGTTCTGGCTCCAGCCCTAGCCCAAACTGACTGCGTGTAAACTGTACCGCTAGTAAATGCAACATTCTGGGAAATAAGATGGTCATTGGCTGATGTGCCATCTTCTGACAGGGCGTCAGCAGTAGCGGTCCCATCGGGTGCAAGTGGCAACGCTGTATTTGCAACGGTTGCACGCGTAGCTGTCCACGAAGCATTATCAAGCTCTTGTGAGCGTAAATACAAGTTTGTTCCAGTACGCGCACTGCCGTACTCAATACGCGGTACGTTTGTCGTAGCTGTCTTTAGAAGCCCATCAGAGCCGAGATACGTAGCGTCTGGTGCTGCTCGCGTAAACGTGAACATCGAAGTCAACGAAGGAAACACAACCGGGTCTTGACCAGCTACTTTTGTGTAGAAGGTACCTGTTGTGAAGTCCAAGTGGATTCCGTTCTCGAACGAACTAAGACTTGCGGTGTCAAGCAACGAACGTCGCAGAGTAGGTCTGACTGTTCGTCTTACGACGCGATCAACGATGGGCATTTTATGGGTTACCCCACAATGGCAGGTTTGCTGCGGTTACGTCCACCAGCAAGGCCAACAACCTTGGCTGTCTGGGCACCTGCTTTGGTAAAGCGGATTGCTGCCCAAGGACCGTTGACACAACCGTTAAAGGAGGTAGAAACAAAAGTTTCAACACCCACCCACATAGCACCTGCGGCAGTTTCAGACTTCCAGTCGGGGCTGACCTGAAGGGTAACGGAGTCGCCTGTGCCTACGGAAGCAAGCGTACCCACGAAGTTCATGGAGTAGTTGTTTTCGCCAGCAAAACGGAAATCAATGGGGACGATGGTTGCGTCGACAGCACCGATGGACGTAGCTGCGTCGAGGCAAGTGACGGGGGCGTAGGGAGTAGAACTCATGTTAAAGATGTAACCTCTTTGGTGTTATACAGAAGGGAAATTTACGTTACATTGGCGAATTAACGCGACGACGATGTACGCTTATTATACACCTTTGTTGCTCCTGCCCACCTACGGACTCTGTAGGGTACCTTAGCGTCCTTGCCAGCCTCTTTGATGCAATCCCGGACGTACTTCTTGGCTTCCTTGAGCATCTTCCTACTGACTGGTACGTGCTCCCTGCGCATGGTGGCTATGGCCCACATCTCGGCTTCGTACTCTTGCTGCCAAGTAGGAACTACGTCATAAAGGTGTCTTAAAACTACGTGGGCGCACTCGTGTAGGTAATAATAAAGCCCGTCTCGGGTATCTGGACGGGGCGTGTACATGAACTTGGAACCATCTGATTTGAGCATTACGTACGCTTCGTCGGGAGAGTTAAAGGTACGTTTGAAGCGAATTTTCACGCCTCTTGGTCGGTACCTCTTAGCAATCTCGTAGTAACGCTTTTTGGTCATACCGGGAGTATACCCCGGGTAAAAGAAAACCCCGGATTTCTCCGGGGTTAACTTTAAGTTAGGCTTACGAGCCCGAAGAGCCCCACCACTGACGCCAGTCGGAGAACCCGAAAGTATAGCGTTCACGGGCCTTGTAGCGCATGTTGCCCGTTTCGAAGTCACCTTCGACCGCCGTAGCGAGAGCCTTACGCACAAACATCTTCGTACCGTTCGGAACCGAGGTCTTGATAAACCAAGCGTTCGTGTCCGAGAAACGGTTGTTGATGAACATCCCCTTTGAGAAGATACCCATGTCCCGGAGGGCGTTGGTATCGTTCTTGTTAAAGGCGTTAGAACCACCCGCAGTCGTACTCAGCGTAGACTTCAGGATGCGGTGAGCAGCAAACCGAAGATGCGGAGGAATGTGGAGACTTACTGGCGTAGCGCCGATAAGCACACCACGGTCATCCTTGATCAAGTTGATCGCGATGGCCGCAGATTCCAAAGCGGTTTCTGAAAGGTCCGCGTTGGTCGAGTTGGTCTGGTTACCAGCCGAAAGCGTGGGGTGAGAAGCGTTAAAGAGCGACACACCGTCACCACCCGGGCGGGTAGCCGAGAAACCAAAGTTGAACACGTTAGCTGCCTTGATCTGCTTGGTGTTAGCCAAAGCACGGCCAAGGGCCTTCGTACGCAGCTTCGTGAAGGTGTCGTAAAGGTTGTCCTCAACGGCCTCTTCCGTAATGGCGTACGCAAGCGCGACGGTTTCCATCGTATAACGTGCAGTCCAAAGTTCCTGCATGTCGTCATACTGGACGCCTTCACCTTCGTTCTTTGTCGGAGCCGTGCCAAGCGAACTCAGCAAGACTTCCTCTTCGAACGCACGGTTCGTGGTTTCGATTTCAAACAGCGGAGCGTGTTCATTCGTGATCTCGCCGTAAGAGGCTCCGAGAATCTTGTTAAGACCCGGAACCAACTGCTTCTGGAATTGACCTCTAGTCATAATCATGGTTAGTTATCTCCTTACTTAAAGATATGGTTTGCAAGGACAACTTCGAGCAGCGTAGAAGTCATCAGGCTTGACTCGAAACCATTGTCGAGCGGACCTGCGGACGTAATGTCGCCAATTCGATAAATATCCACGATACGGAACAGAGAGTTACCAGCAGACACCGCTGTACCCGTCTGGTCGACTTCGCAAGCAGCGCGGCCCGTTACAGCCGAACCAGCACCCGCGTTTGTTACGCGAGCGAGTTCGCCAATAAAGGCAGCACCGACTGAGGCGTCGGTCTTACAAATGAACGTACCCATTGGGTTGTCGTCCACAAGAGCAAACGGCTGGTTAAAGCCTTCAAGGTAACCAGAGTTCTTCGAAGAAGTATTTGCCGGGATGTACCTCGAATACTGCGGCTGGGCAGTCGTCTTGTCGATCCAAGCAAAGCTCTGGGCAACACCCACAACGGGGGCGTTGTTGGTGGCTACGTCAAGCGTACCAGCGGACAACTTAACGGGCGTGCCCGTGTACATTGCCGAGTGTGCGCCGTTCTTAATGGGGTAGGCTTTGAGTCGAACAGACCCAGCACCAATAGTACGCGAACGCACCAACCCGCCAATATAAGGTACAGTCATTAGATTTTAATCTCCAAATTACTCCTCGTAATCATCAGATTCCGAGGAATTTGCATTAGGTTTTTCACTTTTGAGAGTTTTACCGAACTCTGCCTGCGAAGTGGTTCCACGGCCACCAACTCGAACAGTAGTAGAAGATTCGTTGTGGATGGGTAGGAGCTTATTCAGCTTACTTTCGCTACCCTGCAACTGCCTCATCACTGCTGCTTCATTTGCTGCTGCCATCTGCTCAAAGTAACGGTGCCGCGCTTTAGCTTTCCCAACGGGAATCTTAAACAGCGCAAGGTCACCGACCATTGCAATATTGGCATAACGAGCCGTCGCTGAGTTGTTCAATGAACGTGTCTCAAAGAGATCACGAAACTCCTCAGGAAGCTCTACAATTCCTACTGGTTCGTACCCTTCCCTGCGTCTGTCAGCGACATTCTTGTAATCGTCCTGATTATCAAGAATAACGCGAACCCAGCGAAGATGGTACCCATCCTGTGCAAACTTCTCCTTAACCTCCTCCGGTACATCGTAAGAGAACGGAGGTGAGTACGTCTCCTCCTTCATTTCGACCTGACGGGTGGACGCACTGCGGATTGAAGTTCTAGCCATTTTGGTATTTATCCTTTCAAAAGTATATCACAGGTACACACAAGGGGTATCTGTTACGGAATGTCAATAGTCACGTAGCCCTTGTAGTCCTGATTGGAATACTTGAACTTTTCTTTCATGTAGTCGGTCAAATCGACCCCAAGACGCCCCGCCATGTCAATGTCATTCTGGGTTGGTGACGCAG